ACAATAGACAAATGGGACAAGATAACAGGATAGACAGGCTACAATCAAGAGTAGAAGAACAACAAGAACTAATTGCAGTACTTTACAAGCAACTAGATGAAAAAGACAATCATACATACGTAGGTGAAACACATACCTTGCATTGTTCTGATGGTGAACTTGTAATAGGTTACGGTAATGTAGATGAAGATAAAACACTTGTAATGGATGCTGACCAGCTTTTTAGAGACTTACCAAGTATTATTAGTATGGTGTGCAAAGAACAAAAGAAGATACAACAGATGCACCTAGAAATGATTAAAATAGCACAAGCAGAATTATAATGAAACCATTTCACTATATAGATAAAAACGAACAAGAACAATTAGATTTAATCGCTCTATTTGAACACGCATTAGATTACAAAGTAGATTATGATAAAATTGTAATTGCTTTAAGCATTTTAACAAAACACATAACAATAGAAAAAAAATGATTTTATTAGTAGATGCAGATAGTTTAATCTTTGCTAGTTGTTACCGTAAAAGAGAAACACCAGATGATGAAAAGTACTACACCGATATAGAGGATAGTAGAAACAAGTTTGACCAGCAGTATATGAAGATTGTTAACGACCTTGAAGAAAAATATACAATAGACAAAGTGTTGTGTTTTAGTGGTTCAAAGGGTAACTTTAGAAAGCTAATAACAAAAAAGTACAAAGCCAATAGAAAGAAACAAGAACTGCCACCGCTTTTAAATGAGATGCACCAATTTGTAAAAGAGCAATACGATAGTATATGGGGTTATGGTATTGAAACTGATGATATGGTTGCAAGGTACTGGAAGCAGATTAGTGATGATATAGGCAGAGATGAGGTTATGATAGTCAGCATAGATAAAGACTACAAACAATTTCCTTGCTTGATGTACAACTATCATTATAAGCACCAGGTTGTTTTAGACATAACAGAAGAAGAAGCTATATATAATTTCTATGAGCAATTTATAATCGGGGATAGTGCCGACAATGTGCAGTACTTTTTGGGTAAGGGAAAGGTGTTTGCCAGTAAGTATTTTAAAGACTGCAACACTAAATACCAATACACAAGAAAGCTATACGAATTATTTAAACAAGAATACAAAGGTAAAGCAAGACAAAAATATACAGAGTGCTACCACCTTTTAAAATTAAGAACTGAATGAGGCAGTTTAAACCACTTAAAGGACAGAAACACCTAAAGCCATCAAACAAAAATCAAAAGGCAAGAAAGAAGCTGCAAAGAGCAACTAGAGCTGAAGAACAAAGAAAGCCAAGAATAAAAAGAAACGGAATACTAATAACAAAATATATGAAAGAATTTATACTTGAATTTAGTGAAACACAACAACACTTTTTTCACAATTATAATCACGGTGGATTTAGAGAACCAAACACAAATGGATTTATAACAGTTATGGAAAAATGTACAGATGAAGTTTTTAAATCTATAAAGATTAAATTAAAAAATTTAGATAGATTAACAAATAAAAGTGTATTAGCAATAGCAAGTGATTTTAAAAACAACAAACCAAAAGATAAAATAGTAGAAGACTTAAAAAGAGAGTTTGATATAAGAAGTTGTGTGGGAATAGATAAATACAAAACAACCCTACAGGACAATAACAAAGATGACTTTTTACAACACTTAAAAGAGGAACTAATGGATGCTGCGTTATATATCCAAAAACTACAAAGCAATGGTAAATGATTTAGAGATAGTCAAGGAAGCAATACAAAACCAAGACTATCAAGATGCAATTAAAATGTTAACCGAAATACAAGAAGATTTAAAAATATTAGCTTTATGCAAAACGATATAGACAAACTAGAAACACCAGAACAAATAAGTGATTTACTTATACAATTATCTGGAATAGATATATACAAACAAACAAGACAAACAGAATACGTAGAACATCGTGCTTTACTATGTCATATATTAAGAAACAAACTAGATATGAGATGGGTTAGCATATCAGACTTTATAAAATCAAACGGTAAATCATTTGACCACGCAACTGCAATACACGCAAACAAAATGTATCCCATTTATAAACAATCAAGATTTGATTACTATGATAAGCTAGAAAGCAATTTTATAGTAAGGTCACAATTACAATACAGCCAACTATCGAGATTAGAGATTATAGAAAAAAAACACGAAGCACTAGAAAAAGATTATTTTAAAGCAATAGAAAAACTAAACAAACTAACAAAAGAAAGCAGCCTTACACATAATGAAAAGAAATACAGAAACCTAGAAGATGAACAACAAGATATGTATGATGAAAGGGCAGCTTTAGTATTAAAGTCTTTTGAATGGAAACAAAACAATAGTGATTACGAAATAATAAACTGTGCAACTTAAAAACAGAATGAGCAAATATATAGACGATGTAGTTATAAAACTAAAAAGAGAATATTCAAAAGATGAACTTGTGGTGAATATGATAAACGAACAAGCATTATTAAAAAAAGAAATAACTCTTTTAAAAACTCAAAATGATAGATTAAAATATAAATTAAAAAAAATTCTTAAATTAGATAAAAAAGAAATTATTGCAGTTAAAGCTGAAATAAAAGAAAAATCTATGTATAAAAATATAGAAAAAGAAAGAGACAGTTTGCGGGAAAAATGTGAAAGGCTTACAAATACAAATAATAAACTAATTTACAAACAAACAAACTATGAGCAAGAAACTAATACAAAAGCTACAACAACTATTAGACAAATTACCAAAGGGTAAAGAAAGAAAAGCAATAAGAGAAAGACTGTTAAATTTAAAGCTAAATAAAAACAAAGTTTAATTACGTTATATAATTGAATAAACAAATTTGTATCAAATGGATAAAAGAAAAAATAACGGTGGTGTAAGAGAGGGTGCTGGAAGACCAAAGAAAGCAGACGAACTAAAATTAATTGAAAAGCTAGATAACCTTATTGATAATGATGAGGTGATTAAAACACTTGGTAAACAAATTCTAAAGGGTGATAGTCGTGCTATGTCATTATACTTTGGTTACAGATATGGTAAGCCAAAAGAGAGTGTGGATATAACATCATCAGATGGGTTTAATATTAACTTTAAAGATATCATCAAATTTAAGTGATAGACATAAACACAAAGTATGAACCTATCCAAACATCAGATGCTAGGTATTATATTGTAACTGGTGGTCGTGGTTCGGGTAAGTCGTATTCTATAAACTTGCTATTGTTATTGCTTACTTTTGAAGCTGGGCACACAATCTTATTTACAAGGTTTACATTATCGAGTGCGTACATTTCTATTATACCAGAATTTATTGACAAGATAGAGACACTTAAACTACAAGACTATTTTCATATCACAAAGGATGAGGTGCGAAATAAGCTATCTGGTAGCAAGATAATCTTCAAGGGTATTAAGACATCAAGTGGAGACCAAACAGCCAACCTAAAGTCTCTTACTAATGTTAGCACTTGGGTAATGGATGAAGCTGAAGAACTACAAGATGAAAACATCTTTGACAAGATAGATTTAAGTGTAAGAAACCTAAAACAAAAGAATAGGGTAATACTTATTTTAAACCCAGTTACAAAAGAGCATTGGATATATAATAGGTTCTTTGAAGATAAAGGTGTAATGGATGGTTCTAATGCAACCAAAGGGAATACAACCTATATACACACAACTTATTTAGATAACATCAAGAACCTATCTAAAAGCTATTTAGAACAAATAGAAAACATAAAGAAACGTAGACCAGAGAAATACAAGCATCAGATGCTAGGTGGCTGGTTAGCAAAAGCAGAGGGTGTTATATTCTCGAACTGGCAGATAGGTGAGTTTAAAAAAGTAGGTGTAAGTGTGTATGGTCAAGATTATGGATTTGCAGCAGATGAAAATACGTTAGTAGAAACCAACATTGATAGCACAAACAAAATAATCTATTTAAAGGAATGCTTTTATCTCAAAGGTCTTACCACATCACAGATAGCTGAACTTAACCTTAAACACGCTAATAATAGTCTTATAGTAGGTGATAGTGCAGAACCTAGATTACTACACGAATTAAAAGCAAAAGGTTGTAATGTAGTCAAGGCAATAAAAGGTCAAGGTTCAATTACTTATGGTATAGCTTTACTACAAGATTATGATTTGATAATTGAAGAAAACAGTATCAACCTAATCAAAGAACTAAACAACTATTCTTGGTTAGAGAAAAAGTCTAAAACACCACAAGACAAATTCAATCATATTATAGATGCAATACGTTATGCGGTATCATATCAACTACAAAACCCAAATAGAGGCAATTACTTTATCTCATAAAAGTTATTAAATTATTTGTTGGTATGTTAATAAGATGTATCTTTGAAATATGAAATTAACAGATGAACAATTAGAGATAGTAGAAAATGAATGTAAGATGTACAAGGTACTTGACCCAAACCACCAGTATATAAGCAAGGGATTGTGGAACAAGTATGGTCTAGCAGTCAAGGTATATTACAAGGATGGAGAGATAAACAAGCTAGAAGAATTTTAAAAGCTAACTTACTTATAACTAGCGCATTATAAATTATTTTAAAAATAGTTGTTAAATTGTTTGTTTATAACATATAATTAGTTGTATCTTTACAAAAACAAAACAACTAAACACAAATATTATGAAAGCAATTACAAGACAAGAATTTAGAGACTTAGAGGGAACAGAAATACAAAAAT